ACCATACTTAATGAATAACAACTTCTTCTTCTCCGGTAATAAACACCATCTTAATTCTTTTAATTGTTTCTTGGGCTTAGTTTGAGAGAAATAAAACTCCCCTACCGGCCCTCCTGACCTACCTAAACTTTTAGTCAAGTTTTGCACAGTCATGTTATTTTGTATTATGTTTGCGTTATATCCTATTGTCATATTTACCACCTTCATTAATAATCTTTAATTATTGTCATTACGCCCCTGTAAACCATTTCGGGGTCGGATTTGGCTGAAACAATATACTTATGTGTAGGAATCCCCATATCATTGAGTTTATTACAACCCAATTTGAAAGGTGAAAATATAGGGTGTTTATCCATTGGCCCGTCATGTTCATATTTACCCTCCCATAAATCATATTTGTTTGCCCATATTGCTATTGCTTTCGGATAATCATGCGGCTTCTTTTTTTTTATTTTCTTCCCCTTACGCCAAAACTCATCTGTTATTATTTCTACTAAATACTGCCACGCCAATTGGTTTTGCATATTATATGGTTCGCTTAAATGAGTATCATCTATAACAAAAATAACATATTGAACCTTCCTTTCACGCATATCCCGTTTCCATTCATTCCAATACTGACTTTGCCCACCAACATCCGATGCCCTTATGGTGCGTGAATCGCCATCTATTTTAACGATTTTCCTTGTAGCCCTTTGTAATCCATCTGTTCTTTTTGATACATTAGCCACTTCTCCTCTTGTTCTCAATTGTTTATGTAAGGTGGTTTTCCCCACTTCACCAGCACCATAAATACCAAAATTAATTGCATGGATTTTTTTGTAGAAACCCATAATTAATTCGGCACACACAATAGTAAATCCGGCAACGACTGACACATTTAATCACACCAAATGTTTCAACCATTCAAATACTCTACCGAATATATTAAACCCTATTGAACCTATTATATTCCCTACTAAAAAGGACATTACCGATAAAGTAATACCCCACATATAAAACCTAATCTTCAAAAACCATATATCTGCACTATGGGCTCTTGTCATATCATAAGCCATAGATTGCTCATCAACGCCCATTAAATCGGGAAATAAACCCATGAATATCACTACTGCTCAATCTTAGCCAAAAACTCATTTGACACTTCATCGTATGAAGGGGTGGGGTAATTAGCAGGGGCATTAGGATATTTCCTCAAAGATTCACTTATTTTGTTTCTTTGTTGTTCTTCTCTTGCTTTTTTTTCCCAATACATTCTAATTTTTCTATCCAATAACCATAATTCCATCTTATCATTCATAATCAAATCAAAAATAGCCTTTTGAGCCATAATCAAACCAATAGAAATTAAACTGAAAAGTACCGCATGAGAAAGAGCATTCCACGGTAATTCTATCCCATAAAGAGAGTAGAAATATACATTCATGCCACACATAGCACCTACAAAAAGAATAGTCATAACTAACCTAGTATCTTCATTTATTGCCGCCATGAAATCACCCTAAGAAAACTCCACAGTAAAGCCATGATTGCCCGAACCCGTAGGAGTGGTTACAACTGCAAAGAGCCCTTTTTGACAAAGAACACCGTGCATATCATATTCAAAACTACCATCTTCAACTCTCATTCTTGCTACAATCGTTCCCGAACCAGCAGTATTATCGTACACAATACACTCTGCTACTGTTCCTGAATCAGCGTACCCATGAATGCTAATTAATTTTCTTCCGCTTGAAGCGATTGCTATTTGACCGTTTCCGCTTGCCCCACTTGTTTCTGTTAATTCACCACTACTTCTACATACCATTTTATCAACTCCGCCACTTTTTAATGGCCTTCACCAATTAGGCGACAACGCCCCTCATTTATTAAATGTGGGTTATTCTTCGGTATTTTCGGAAGTATCTTCTTCCTCTTTAAGAGGGAGAGCCTTCTCAACAGTAGATTTTACCTTTGAAGATAGGCTTTTCTTCTTAATTGAATCGGGATTAAGTACCTTTTTAGCCTCCTTAATGGATGAAACACCTAAAAGGCGAGGTAAGTGCTTAAGTTTCCTATCACTCAAACCTCTAACTTCGGAGGCACTTAATTGTACCTCAAAAGAATCCGAACCGGCAAACGATACTGCAAAATTAGCATCCAAATCATTAACAGGAACATTTCTCTTAAAATGCACTCCACCAATTATTCTGCCGCCTCGTACACCTTTTTTCACTAAAGTTACGATAGCCATTAAATCACCTAAATACGACCCCAAACCCGAAGTCTAATCATGCCTACATCATCTGTTGCACCTGCTTCTGCATTAGTACCATCCAAATCAGTAGCGAGAACCTTGAAAGACGATGAGGAAGTATAATCTCCCGAAGCATCTAAACCAATTGATGCTACATAACCCGTAGCACCGACACCCATTTCTTGACCTGTAATTGTCGCCGCAGTAATTGTGGTTAATCCCAAATTAGCCGCACTAATAGTTTCGCCCAATGGGGTATAAGAGGTAATGTTCGCCAAAACATCTACTACATACTCATCACCAACCACAGAAGGTTTTGAAACCCCCTTGTGGTCGGCAACTATTGTTATTGTTACTGTCATTAAAAACACCTCATTGAATGTTGGTAATTTTACCTTGACCCTTAAAGAAAGAACATCCGGTTTCGCCCATTGTGCGATACATTCCACGATTCCCAAGTGTACCAATTCCGAATGGGTCGCCATGAGAAATACCACTTTCAAAGTATTCAGTAGGTTTCATAACTGAAAGCCATAGATGGTCGGTATCTAAAAAGAGCATATCCGATAATTGTGTGCTAGCCAATCCGCTTGAAGGCATATCCTTTGCGGCAATAAGAGGAATATCGTAGTATGTTGCTACTCTAAATCCTACTTCTTGACCCTTAATTCCACGAACACCATTATGTGTAGGAATAATTTCTTTTCCGTCAATGAATCTTTCTTGACTCTGCAATAGGTCTGCAATTGCTTGGATAGTATCATATCCTGTTAAGATACATTTTGGTGTACCGCCGTTGGTTCTCAAATTTTGAATCATGTTATTCAATAAAGTAAGGGTTAATGGGCGAACATCAGCCGCCGCATAAGAATCACCATAATCTACTTGAGAATCCATAAAGGAAGCATTAAAAGCATTACCCACTAATTGGCGAGAAGTATTCCCATACAATTGTGAGAAATCGGTTGTTAACCCACCTGTTGAAGAAGTAGAAGTTAACCTTGCATGAATTGTAGCATCAACCATAGCCTCATGTTCTGCACTTGAAGCAATTATCTTCATCAAAGAAGTATAATTTCTTTCAATACCAGCATAATTAGTATCGTCATAATTTTCAAGGGGCATAACCAGCATAACTGATTGTGTTTCAGCGTGAAATTTGCCCATATCTTCACGAATAAGGGCTCTTAAATCTCCTACACCATCATCAATCTTAGCCATTTCACCAGCCAATTCCGAATAATCAAACATATGAGCAACTGTCTTTGGGCTCATATAAAGAACATCGTATGTTGGGGCTAAAGGTTGTAATCCAGCCGAAGCAAGACCGTGGTTTTCATCCACTCCACCAATTTCATCAGCGTTTGGTGCCGCCATAGCATTACCAGCCGCATAACTTGTTGAACCCAAACCAAAAGCCGCACCACTACCACCAGCAGGGCGACCTGTCATAACTCTCCACCCGCTACTTGTGTAGGGTTTCTTAGGAAGAATACTCAAAGGGTTTACTTCTTGATTTAGCATAGACCATACTTTTTGGCCGTATAGAACATTGTATAGGTTGGGGGTTGAACTCCAAGCCGTTCCGTTAAGAGCAGTAGCACTATCATGGCCGGTGTGAACACCAGCAACAAGGCCACCTGCTTTTAATAGGTTATTCCCTGCAACTCCATAGGTTGCGTTTTCTAAGTCTTTCAATGTATTAATATATTTTACCATAATTTTCACCTCTATTTAATTCCCAAAGGAAACTTAAATGCCTCCCGTTAATTTATCCAAAGTGGAATGAATGTCGCTCCAATCCATTTTAGAAATATCATCAAAAGTAGGTAATTGGGAAGCCACTTGTTGTTGCTTCATAATTACTGTTTCTTTGTCGTCTTTAATTGCGGAAAGTAATTCGCTAAATTGTTTCTTCAATTCGTTAACTTCCAACTGAGCATCATAAGACTCTTTAGATTGGCGAGCCTTCTTAACACTCAATTCTTTTTCAAGGCGAGTTTCAAAGGTAGATTTAATGTCTTGATAAGCCATTTTTTCCATCTGTTCAGCCTTAAATTGAGAATAAGCCTTTTCTAAATTTTCTTCGCTTAGATTCAAAGACGGAGTATCACCATCGTATGCCTTTACGGTTACTGTATTTTCACTCACATTAATTTGCGGATGCTTACTTCTTGGCGTACCATCGTGAATTACTTCACCCGTTTCATCAGGATTTTCCGCACCATAGGCTAAATCTGTCTTTCCAACTTCTTCTTCATTCGTTCCTTCACCAGCAGACATATATTCCATGTCCTCGCCTTCGCCTTCTGTGTCTAACAATTCTTCTGTCATATTTTCACCTTTATTTTTTACTACTAAATCGTGCTCTGCGGCCATTTGTTTGAAATCTTCTTGAGAAATACCTGCTCTCTCAACCACCCTTTGGGCTTCACCCCATGCTATTTCGCCCCCCATTACTGAGGCCAATTCAGCATTAATTG